GAAAAGATGTACGTGATAATCACTCGTGATCAGTGTAACTTTTGTGATGATGCCAAAGCCTTGTTAAAAGGGAATGGATTACCATATATAGAATACAACATACAATCTAAAAGTAGCAGTTGGTTGTTGTATCTACTTAAGAGGTCTAGCATAACAACTGTTCCTCAAATCTTTAACCCGAAAGGTACTCATGTAGGTGGGTACACAGAATTAAAGGAATATCTTAATGATTGAAATCACCGTAACTGACGAAATGTTGATAGCAGCAAGAAAGAAAGCAAAGGAGTTAGGCTCTCTAGGCAGAAGTATAACCCGTGGGCAAGGAAACTTAGCAGGTTTTATAGGTGAACACATTGCTCAAAAAATCTTAGGTGGGGATTTTGCAAACGAAGAAAAGAATGTAGATTATGATCTTATTGTGGACGGTAAAAAGGTTGATGTAAAAACTAAGCGTACAGGGTATGTACCTAAGTTAAACTACGACTGTTCTATAGGTACTTACTACAAGCAAAAGTGTGACTATTATGCATTTGTACGTGTTCACAATGACATGACACATGGTTGGTTCTTAGGCTGGTACCCTTCTGATAAATATTATGAGGATAGCACTCATTATAAAAAGGGAGATAAAGACCCTTCTAATAACTTTGTGTTTAAAGCAGATGCTTACAACTTACCGATTTCTTCTTTAATGATGCCATGATGGATGATTTTCCCGAAAAGCCAAAACGATCCCGACGAAAAACAACATATAAAGGAGCAGCTCAGAAGAAAACATCTGGGTTGTTACCTAAAACAACAAAACAGAAGGAATTGTTAAATGCACTTAGGGAATATCAGCAGGTCTTTATTCTTGGCCCTGCAGGTACTGGGAAAACATATGTTACTGCGACTTATGCTGCCGACCTCTACACGACGAAAGAGATTGATAAAATCGTTATCACAAGACCTCACGTTGCCGTAGGTAAAGAGTTAGGTTTTCTTAAGGGTGATCTACAGGAAAAGACCATGCCTTGGGCATTACCTGTATTAGACGTATTGGAGAAACACTTAGGTAAGGGGACAGTGGAAACTGGCATAAAGAATGGAAACATTGAAATGGCACCTCTTGCACTTATGCGTGGGCGTAGCTTCGATAATGCCTTTATAATTGTTGATGAAACACAGAATATAACTACGCATGAACTTAAGATGCTCTTGACAAGGGTAGGTGAAGACACCACTATAGTACTTAATGGTGATATACAACAGTCAGACCTAAAGGAAGCTGATGGCCTGTCTAAAGTTATTCACCTAGCAAAGAAGCATATGTTGCCTGTACCAATCATAGAGTTTGGTGTAGACGACATTATACGATCCGACATCTGCGCACAGTGGGTGAAAGTCTTTATGAAGGAGAACCTATGAATGAGTGGAGTGAAGCACCAATGATAACACCAATGTCTCTAGAGGAACGACAACGATCCAAGGAACGTGATAACGTAAACAACCCTGCACACTATGGTACTGGTGCTATTGAGTGTATTGAGTATATCAAGGACTTCCTGACAGATGAAGAACTGATAGGATACTATCGTGGGAATGTGGCAAAGTATTTACACCGATGGCGATATAAGAACGGTGTAGAAGACCTTAAGAAAGCCCGATGGTATCTAGAAGCATTAATACAACAACAGGAGCGTAAATGACCGTAATAGAAGGTATCCTGCTGATCAGTCTACTAGCCAATGCATATTGCCTACGTAAGATCACAAAAGCAGAGGCCGACATAGAAATGCTGTATGAAGGTACGGCTATGTGCATGAACAAACTAGGTCTATCAGAAGAGTAGATACAAAAAGACCCCTGAGTCCAACTAAGGATTCAGGGGTTTAGTTTATGCAGAGTATGGATATTATTATTCTTTACGTCTGAAGAGCTTAAGTAAACCCCTTCCAATTTCAGACGGTGATGGGGCCAACCACCCCAATACTAATAGCAATAAAAGAAATGGGTCTATCTCAGATATGTTTGTCGTACTATTATCTTGATTAACAGTATCGACTGGCCCTTCTGGTTTTATCTCTGGCTTGTTGTAAGTTGTTACGCCTACGTTCTGATTATTCTCTTTTCCAAGTTGAGTATTAGCAGCTACGTTAGTCCCACCAGTGGGAATTAATGATGTAAGTCCACAACTAGATAATAATAGGGTCAGGAGTATCCATCTCATTTACTCATAGCCACCTTGTTACCCATAGGCTTACCAGCCATATAAGCTGTAGCACCCATGTAAGCTGCAACGACACCAGTTTGAGCAATATAGAATAAACCTAGTAGGTCAGCTAGAGCAGACACCCGTGAATCTGACATGATAGGGGTGAATAGAAATATAGTGAATATAATCATCATACCCATAGCTACCCAAGCCATAAACTTTTGTGATTCAGCTTTCTCTTCACGTAGCTCTATTTCAAGCATACGCTCCTTCATGGCTATTTCTTCTGCTGTGATCTTACCGTCACCATCAATGTCAAAGTCTACTACCATTTACTAAAGCCTCTGCTATTCTTTTGTTAGTAGTTATCAAGACGATTTTACCGCCTTTATCAAAGACTACCCATTTACCTAATTTATTCTCTATAAGCCTCAAGACAAAATAACCCTGAATTTCTGCTTGTCACTAGAACACTGGCTATTTCTTTTTCTTTATTACACTCTTCTAGTGATGAATAAGTATTGCCTACTTGGTAGTAGTCAAGTTCACCATTCATAAGTTGAAACCAAATCAAAAACCACATTATCTTACCATATACATTATAAGCCCAAGACCACCAAAGAAGGTCAACAATAGTAAGCCTGTAATAGTCCAAGTAATTATAGCTTCTTGCAACTCAGCTTTACGGTACTCATGTTCCCGTTTTTGTTTTCTTATCTTTGCCTCAATAGCCACTAGCTCATCCCATGCTGATGGACCCATCGTGAAACTTATATAGTCCTTGAGTTCTTTACGCATGGCCTCTGCCTTACGCTTCGCAGCAAAAACTTCCAAACTTTCGGCCTCTACTGAACCACCCAAGGATTTCCACCAAGGGGGGTTCTTTACTTGTTTCTCAGCTTGACCTAAGTCAGCCATATGTCCAGCCCATTTGGTTAATTGACTGCCCATATCCTGTAGGTCTTTCCCGACAGCAAACCCTTTCTTAAGGGCGTTGAATGCAACTGTGGCCCCTGAGATTATTGTAATTGGGTCCATTTACCTATCTCGCAGTGATTGTTCTATACTGTCGAGTTTTAGGAATATTGCTTTGATTGTTTCTTTCATCTCTTTCATCTCACGATCATATGAGACTTTAGATGATTCTAGTTGAGATTTAAGTACGGCTATTTCTGTCTCGTGTTTATTACATCGGGAAAACAGATGCCATACAACGACTATAACAGGGGCTACAAGCCATTGCATAATTAAGTCTACCATCTCGTACATGACTATAGAACCTCGAAATGTGGAGCATCTATGAAGGGTCTACGACCAGCAGAACGACGAATGTCTATGTATTCATTCATCAGGTCTTCTGCAGTTCCATCCCAGTCGTTTAATGCTTTGTGCCATGCAGCACCCCAGCGTAGTGTCACTCCTAGTTCTTTAGCAGCTTTGAGCATTGCATCTGCAATCTCGTCGTACAAGTTTAGTTCCCAACGGATACCATCACAGTAGGCAGCTAGGTCTACAGCTTTACCCTCTAGATGCTTAGACTTCATCGTCTGTGATGCACCTTTGGCTACTAGAGCTTCCTGCTCTTCAACGGTACGTAGACCACAGATTACAGAGAAGTCCTGCTCAGAGATTTCAATAGCTCTCTCAACAACAGCAACTAGCCGTGGGTCAACACCTTGTAGTTTTTCTTTACTTCGATTACCTAAGACATATCCCATTGTCGTCCCCTTAAGTCTTTACTAATAGTTCTGTAGAAGAGATAGCAGTACCAGCTAGAACAGATGGGCTACCTGCTGTAGTACTTAGTGTGCCACCTGATTGCACATAGTATTTTTCGCCAGCGGTCAAATCAAATTGATTATCTGAGATAGAGCCAATGATGTCTAACCTTACGTTATTACCATCAGCAGTACTAGGTCTAACCTCATAGCCATTCTGGGATACGATAGATTCACCTGTATCAGGAACAGCGGCACTGTCTATAAATGCAGTAACAATCCTTGAGTTTGCGCTGTCGTATGCAGCCCCATAACGATACCCTGCTGTTTCAAAGGTTGAAAGCTGTAGGGGATCTTCAAATGTAATTGTGTCACCACTTACGGTTCCAGAGGTCATATATGCGTACCCACTTGCACCTTTGTAAGAGATACTAACTTTACCAGAGGTAGGATCAAATATACCTGCACCCTTTGAGTAGGAAGTTGCATCAAAAGTAACAGCATCACCAAATGATATTGACGTACCACTTACAGTGCCAATTTTAACTGTGCCTTTATTAGAATCACTACTATCACTGTAAACAAAGACAACTTTGTCTGCTACAGGTTCATAGATGGGAACACAGTCAGTAGCAGAGTTTGGACTTACCTGAACTTCTGACCCAAACGAAATGGACGTACCACTAACTGTACCTACAATAGCAGTAGCCTGTTGGTTTAAAGCCTGATCTCTATACCCAATGATAATTTTGTCGTTAGTGCTGTCAAAACAAATGCCAACATTATTCGTGTTACCAGAGTTAAACACAACCTTTGAACCAAACGATATAGATGTCCCTGATACTGTGCCAACAATAGCGGTTCCGTAGTCTGAGTTGGAGGCGTCTTTGTAAGCAATCACAACTTTATTGTTTGTGCTGTCAAACGCACATGTCAAATGCTGAGTTTGTCCGTTAAAGGTGGTTGGCGTTCCAAAAGATATACTTGTACCAGAAACAGTACCTACTATGGCTTTAGAGTTATTAGAGTCGCCACTATCCATATACGCAATCACGACCTTTTCGGCATTGGAGTCATAGGTAATACCCATGTAATCCCCATAGACTTCACCATCCTCAAACTGAACAGCCGTACCATAAGTGATAGAATTATCGGATGGGTCAACTGTACCTACGATAGCATAGCCAGAAGGAGGGCTACTTGTCGGTGCTGCAGGGTTAAAGATAACAACAACTTTACCTGATGCAGCATCGTAGACTGCGTTATTGCCTCTGGTATCCGTAGAGTGATACTCGACAAGATCGCCAGCACTCTGAGGGAAAACTTGAGCTTCACCTTGAGCTATACCGATGTAGTTTTCAGCGGTGAGGTTGGGTGTAGACGATGCAGGATTGTAAACAACAGCCTTACCAGAGTTAGAGTCTAGGTTATCTCTATATGCAATTACAGTCCTGTTGCTAGTAGAGTCAAAGGCTTGTTGTCGTGTAAAACTTGCACCTTGTGTATCACCAAACTGTATTGGAGTGCTAAAGGTAATACCCGTCTTTGTAGCATTAACTTCACCATTAACAAGATACCCGTAGCTTGAATTGGTATTATCCCTGTAAGTAATAACAATCTTACCAGCAGCGGAATCGTAGCTTGAAATACCGTTCGTAACACTGCCAACAAAGTATTCACTTTCATTACCTACAGTAACACTCGCTCCGCTTGTAGTTAAGATTTTACATTTACCATAACCATTCTGACCAGAAGCTCTGTAGCTAACAACAAAAACTTCAGCAGAGGCATCATAGACAATATATGCGCCAGAGATTATGTATTTTATGACACTAGATAGGTTACCCTGAGTAATCGTATTATCAGCGTTAATACGCAAGGTTCGTGCTTGTATGGCATCACTGTTATAATCGTAGATGATTGCACAGTGTCTGTATGTTTCACCCGCTTTAGAAGTGTAAGCACAGTTAAATGCGGCTCTTGCAGTTGGGCTGATTTCCTCTACTGCACCAAAACTAACGCTTGTTCCACTAACAATAGCAACTCTAGCGGTAACAGTGTTTGTATTACCATTATCACGGTAAACTATAAGGTGTTTTTCTGCAACCTCATCGTATGTAATAGAAATTTCAGAGGTTTCTGATGAGTCAAATACTACAGGTGTTCCGAAAGTAATTGAGGTTCCGCTTACAGTTCCAACGACTGCTGTACCATAGGATGAATTGCCGTTATCCATATAAGCAAATAAAATATTACCAGAGTTAGGATCATAAGAACCTGCATGATAATATGTGGAATTACTTAGGGCTACTACCTCTGAGCCAAAACTGATTGAGTTGTCTGAAGGGTCTACAGTGCCGACTATAGCAGTCTGATAGCTGCTATTTGAGGTATCACGATACATGATAACCGTTTTGTCGTTACCAGAATCATAAACAACTGCTGGGGTTTCAGTAACAGCATTAAACTGAACGTCTGTCCCAGCAGTCTCTGCAGTATCCGTTATACCAACAGCACTCACAGTCCCATCGCTATTCACAACCACAGGCTTGCCATTGGGTAACGTGCCGCTTGCTACTGCCTTAAACTCACCTTCCTGTTCACCGCCTAATACTTTTAGCATGTGTTATCCTTTCACGATAAGTTTTGTAGATGATACCGCAGTTCCAGCAAATACGCTAGGATCACCAGCCGTTGTACTTAGTGTGCCATCATTCTGGACGTAGTAGCTTTGACCCGCCGTTAAGCCTGTCTGGTTGTCGTCAACCGTACCCTGCGTATTCACAACAACGCTATCGCCATCTGTTGCAGGGGAACTAGCTGTGCCGATGTAGTTTTCAGCGGTGAGGTTTCTAGTAGTTGATCCTGCGTTGTAAACAATAGCGTTGCCCCTGCCACCATTGCCGCCATCCTTAAATCCAAAAACAACGCGCCCATCACTAGACGCGTATACTTCACTAAAGTCTGTAGTCTGAGCAGCGTTGAACGTAGCTGTCGATCCAACTGTAAAAGTCGTTCCTGACAGGGTTATGGGTTTAAGTTGACCATATCGCGGCGAGACATTTTCGCGGAAACCTAAAATCGTCTTTTGTCCAACAGGGTCATAAACTGCACGAAGGTTCCTAAGATTAGAGGAAATTACAGTGTCAGGGGTAGAAAAGCTAACCGCATTGCCTGAAATTGTCCCAATTGTAGCTTGGCAATAATCACTAACATAAGCGTTTCTGTAAAAGACTAAAACAACTTGATTGTCGCTATCATACGAACATGCGGTGTCCCATGTGCTTCCTGCAACATACTGGACGACAGTGCTAAAGTTTACGCTTGTACCACTAATGGTTGCTACAACACCTTTTCCATAACCGTCTGATTGGTTATCATCTCTGAAAGCAAGCAAAAAACGTGCAGCATTGGTATCATATGCTAAGTCATAATTGCTACAGTTGTAGGCCCAAAATGTTGCTGGGCTTCCAAAACTGATAGATGTGCCAGAAACAGTACCGACTATGGCCTCGCCAAACGCACTGTTTTTATTATACATAATCAAACACTTGTTAGTGTTTGTGTCAAAATCTATCAAAGGCTCATAAGTGTTTGAGCTTTCAAACACAACTGGCGTTCCAAACGATATCGACGTACCACTAACAGTCCCTACAATAGCTGTTCCATAATTTGATGTGCCTTGATACGATATAACAATTTTACCAGCATTGCTGTCAAAAGTTGCCCCAATTCTATTGTTTAAAGCCGCCGCGCCTTGAAAGACAACAGGCGTTCCGAAACTAATAGAGTTGTTTGAGGGGTCTACATCACCAACACAAGCTGTTCCATAGTTATTGTTGTCATCATCACTGTAAACAAAAACAACTTTGTTATTTGTGCTATCATAGGCAGAGGCATGCTGACTTGTGTTGCCGCTTTCAAATTGAGCCTTCGTTCCAAAAGCAGGGTTCACAATAGTCTCACTAACAGCACTCACAGTCCCATCTGAATTAACTACAACAGGTTTCCCATTAGGCAACGTACCACTAGCTGTAGCAGAGGTTTCTCTTGTTTTTGTCTGATCATTACCAATGATACGCATGTACCTATTCCCTTATTCTTCTAGAGTTGTAGGGTCTACCCAGTTAGGGTTCAGTGTCCATGTTGTTCCGTCAAATGTGTATTTGTTTCCTGACCAATCTTCAGGGGCATTCTCGACGTTCTCTGTGATTGTCACTGTGCCACTGTTTAGGTCACCAATGATAAACTGTGCAGGATCGCCCACGACGATGTTATCTGCATTGCTTACGATTGTTACGTCATCCGCAAGTAGGTACTTACTTAGACCAGTTGATGTTTCTACGATAGTTTTCATGTGTCTTATCCTTTTACTAGAATTTTCGTAGGTGAGATTGCTGTCCCAGCTTCTACAGTCGGGTCTCCAGCGGTGGTACTTAGAGTACCATCAGACTGAACATAATACTTTTGTCCAGTCGTTAAACTTTGTTGTGTGCTGTATTGGTACACAGTGTCATTTGGATTCTGAAGAATGTACATCTTAGAGCCATCATCTTTAAATGCCATACCCCTTGGCGTGTTGGCCTCTGTAATTACACTAAAGCTAACATTATCGTAAGACAGAGAAGAAATGTCATAAGGAGTAGAAGCTGAATACTGGTATATCTCTTTATTGTTGCCGCCAAGAAGGAACAATTTAGTACCGTCACTGTTAAAGTGAAGGGTGTATGGCGCACTAGACTGACCACTTACACTAAATGATACACTATCGTAAGAAGCTGTACTAATATCCCAAGCTGTACTTAGTGTATACTGGTACAACGCATCGGTATTTGTACCGCCAAGAATTAGCTTTGTCCCATTAGAGTAAAACCATATTCCTGCTGGGCCAGTAATTTGTGCAGAAATATTCTTACTGTTTCCAGAGTAAGACATAGAGCTTACTGTGTATGGTGTACTTAGATCATACTCATAAACAACATCATTGTTAATGCCAGCCATATAATATTTTGTACCATCTGGCTTAAAGAAAGAAGAGCCTACACTTACTCCTGTATCTTGGCTAGTAAGAGCAAAGCTAGAGCTATAAGAGGCAGTTGTTATATCCCAAGCTGTACTTAGATTGTATTGTAGAAGCTCTGCTGTGCCACCACCAGTGGTATTTATAAACAGCTTTGTACCGTCTGAACTAAACAATAAGTTTCTAGGGCTTGATATACCAGATGCAGGAGTAAAGCTGACACTATCATATGATGCATTAGCAACATCGAAAGCTGAGAACAAAACATCTCCTACAGAACAGGTAGAATTTATAACTGCGCTTTGCGTGTCTGCGTATGCGCCATCAGCAAAGCCTATGAAGTTGTCTGAGGTGAGGTTGGTGGACGGAATAACTACAACGCCGCCTGTACCGTAACTTGAGTTTGACCTGTCCGAAAATGCAATTGCAGTTTTATCGGCTGTTGAGTCCCAGACATATACAACATCACCTTGAGATAAACCTAAATCAACGGATGCAGTAAAAGGCGTATCGACGGTAACAGTAGTACCAGACACGTTAAGGTAAGAACCTTTAATTTCTGTGTCGGGATAGATACGATAAAAAACTACAGGTTTGTTTTCTGAAGTATCGAAGATAAGCCGTATATGTTGCGTGTTTACAGAGGTAATGGAAACAGAAGTACCAAATGAAATAGACGTACCACTAACATTTCCGACAGCTACGAGAGCGCCACTAACACCCTGATATCCAATGGCTATCTTGTTATTAGTGCTGTCAAACACTGCGCTTATTCGGTAGCCATAATCAGCAAACGAGGTTTTGCTGCCAAAACTAATTGATGTACCTGACACAGTGCCGACTATGCCGTAACAATCATCATTGTTATTGTCACGGTAAAGAATGACTATCTTACCAGCGTTGGTGTCGTAGACAGTGTTGGTTTCAATTATCCCTTGAGAACCACCGCCAGCATCAAACACGACATTACTACCTGCGCTGATTGAAGTACCGCTCACTGTGCATACTAGCGCATATCCGTCCGATGTGTCGGCATTATCTCTATAGGCAAAGACAACCTTATTGTTAGTAGAGTCAAAGGCACCTGATATGTAATCGGGGCGTTTGCCTACAAGTTGAGTGATGCTGCCCAAACTTATAGAGGTTCCAGAAACAGTGCCGACTACGCCCATAAACAACGCAGATGGGCCACCGTAGTAACCGATGGCGACTTTATTGTTACTGGAGTCAAACACAACCGCACCACAGCCGTATGTTCCATACGTTATATGACTACTAATCACAACAGGGGTTCCAAAGCTAATAGAGGTGCCAGAAATAGCACCGACAATTACGGTAGGATAGTTACTGTTGCCCTCGTCTTTATACAAGATGACAACTTTGCTAGAATTAGAGTCAAAGGCACCTGCGAAATTGGCAGTACCCGCAGATTCAAAAACTGTCTCGCCAGAAACTCCACCTGTTACCCCCGCCACAGCACTCACAGTCCCATCGGAGTTCACAATAACAGTATCGCCATTAGATAGCGCACCAGAGGCTACCGCCCTGACCTGAGCATCCTTTTGGACGTTGCCAATAGTCTTTACCACGACACTTCTCCTTATGAGATTTCTTCGTAACTCACAATAACTTCAAGATCACCTGCTGTACCTGCAGTAACAGAAATTGATTTGTCTTCCTCTAGGTAGATTGCTGTATTCTTGTCGAGGACAACAAGAGAACTATCGGCTGCGACTGACGCAGTGGAAATTAGTGAGTATGCTGTACCACCAATATCGTCTTCACTATGTAGATCAACAGTTACATCGCAAGCATTTGTACCATCGACGTTAGCTACTTGGATCATGTTGATCTTGAATACTTTGCCACTTGAAGCAGCGTTACTTACCAGTTGTGTTGCACTCGTTGTCGATAATGCAACGTAACCTGTTTTGCCAGTAATTGTACTGACGTTTACTATGTTTGGTGCGGCCATGTTTAACTCCTATTATCCAAACACGATAGACATTGCTATCGACTTACCTGTTGAAATCCCACCCATTGATACCCAATTTACGGTGTCGGATGAAGGATCAGTTGTTTCTCCAGAGTGAGTTGTTATCGCTCTGTATGTTTTGTAGTCTAGGGTAGAATATACCAATGTACCTACCGAATAAGATGCCCCTGAGACCCAAGCAGATGCTACATTAGCAGCAGAGTTAGCAGCAGCAGTAGCTGAGTTAGCTGCACTAGTTTCACTTGTTGCAGCAGCAGTTGCACTAGCAGCAGCGGCTGTAGCGTCTGTGTCTACATCTGAAGCGACACCATCTAGATAACTACCAAGGGCATTAGCTTCAGTCCCAAAGTCAGGTAATGCGCCCAAGAATGCATCAGCTTCATCAGCAAAGTTCGTGGGGTCTTGTCTACTGGGTGCGGCGGGTAGTGTGGTAATTGGTGGGTATGCCATATTATGTCAATCCTTCTACTTCGATAGCTCCGAATGATAACGATGGGCCTTCTAGCGTTAAATCAAACCTACGATAGAAACCATAGATGGTCGTACCATAAGATGTATCTTCTGAGCCGATATAGACGATTGGGGTGGCCCTAAATCCAGCCAACGTCCTTTGTATTTTTCTTGCGTTTTGAGTTTCAAACTGTACATCAAAGTCAGCCAACTGAGCAAATGCTCTTTCGACAACAATAAAGTTACCAAAGTCATCTGTCTCTTTACGTGAGAAGTCTTCGATACTGATTGATGTACCGTAAGTTGTAGTACCAAGATTACTTAAGAACCCTAAGACAAGTTGACCTAGTTCTGCAGTTTCACCTGAAGCCGCTGTCACAGTTACAGTAACATCAGAACCTAAGTATGGTGGAATGTCCAACCATTGAGCTTGTTCTTTCTGTACTTGTTCCTCGAAGAAATATGTGTACCAGTCAACAATGTTTCTGTTGTCAGTGAGGGATATGTCTTGGTTGTAGACCTCTGTAGCACCATCAGCCACTGTTACGTTAGCTGTAACACCCTTTAGACCAAATAAGGCGACAGAGGTGATGTTAGAACTAGGGTCACTTAAGACGTATTGGATACTGTTTAAGTTTGTTACAGGTTCACTAATCTTCTGGTCAAATGCTTTCCAACGATTGGTAGCACTGATTTCCAACCAGTTAGTGCCATCATCAGTAGTAGGATCATTACCTACGTTACCACCGACAAGGCTTTCATAGACTTTGTGTGTAGTACCAATAACAATGACGTTATCACCATCAGCATATGTCGTACCAGAAGCCCATTCAGCGTAGTCATCTTCGGTAACATTAGAGCTAGTGAGAATACTGTTGGTAACTGTTACAGGTTTAATAATCTGCATCTATTAAGTCCTTGTAGCTGGAAGACCTTCAGTATCCCACTTGCGGTTAATATCGTAGTTCCGCTTGACATACTTAGAATTACTTGCTTGTAGTTGTCTCTGTTCAGAACGTAGACCTGCAACTTCCTCACGTAAGTTCTTGACCTCTGCAACAAGCTCTGGGTTACGGAAAAACTCTGCAGTTTGCTTAGTACTAAAGATACGTGACGGGCCTGTAGCTTCAAGTTCTGGGCCACGTTCCCCAACCATACGTAGACCACCACCAAAGTTACCACCCATAGCAAACTGTAAGGCTCTTGTGGCGTTATCCATATTAACACCCAAGTTACCTGCATTAGAGATAGCTTGTTGAATTTCTGCGCCTGTTCTACCTGATGTCTTAACACCTAAGTCTGATGCAACTTGTAGTAGCTGTGCAGAACCACGAATGTTTACTTTCTGGAACTTAGCACCATCACTCTTACGTTCAGCAACACCTGACTGACCAAGTTGATTTAGGATTTGTTGTCCTGCAGCATTAGCCTGTTGTACACCTGCCCCTGCACCCCCACCAGCTAGAGCAGCTTTAGCAGCAGCTTGCGCACTCAGAGCAGCCTGTACAGCAGCACTTAGGTCAGCTATTGCAGCACTTACATCTTTAACAGAGGTATTGATACCGTATAGAGCATTAAGTTGCTCTTGTGCTTGTGCTAGTTGTTCATCTAGCTTATCAATCTGACCCTGATAACGAGTTTGTGCAGCGTCTGCCTCATTCTGTATTTCTAGTAGAGTTTGTTCGTCAGTGCTTAACTGATGACCAGCTTTCTCTTCTAGCTCACGAATAAGATTTCTTTGGTCTGCAAAGTCTCTTTGGTAATCGACAAAGTTAGTGTATAGACCTTCTGATGGTTCAGCAATAGCTTGTAGAGCATCATCTAGTTTCTTCTGGTCAGAGATACGAGAAGCACCACGTAGGCTACGTAGGTAAGCTAATCCTGCACCTCTAGTCATACCAGATGTACCAGAAGCACCCTCAAGGGAACTTAAGATACCACCACTTACACCTACAGCAGCTTTAGCAGCCTCAACACGACCTTGGATAGTTTCCATAATCTCGCTAAAGTCTTCAGTAATTTTAGTCTTACGTGCTTCTATAGACCGTTGTACCGTAGCGAAGGCAGAGTTTACAGCAGAGTAAGCATCTTCTAGTGCATACACTTGATCAAGCATACCACGGTTTAGCTCATGTGTAGCTGCACGTTCTCTTTCACGTTGACGGATCAGTAGTTCAGTCTGATTGCCAAGTAACTGTAGAACTCTTGTCTCTATGTCATATCGTTGAGTAGCAGCAGCTAGAAGCTCATTCATAGTCTCGAAGTGACCAGACAAAGAAGCAAAGCTATCACCCATCTTAGTGATTTCTTCGTTAATCTTCTGTAGCTGTTCTTCTTCGGTTAGGCCTTTGAGTGACACTTTAAACTGATAGCTAAAGTTATCAAATGCATCTGCACCAATACCTAGAGTACCAGCAGCATCAACAATACTCTGTTGCATATCACCGATAGCTTCTATCAGTGGGTCAGCTAATTCTGCATCCGCAGCTTCATAAGATGTAACTTTACTGCCCTTCAGTAGGCCAAACAAACGACTGCTTTGTGTAAGTTTAAAAGTCTCAATGGCTACGTCAAAACCCTCAACAGTAGCTCTTAGTCCACTGTCGAGTAGCTTAGTTTTCTTGGTTAGTAGTCCAATAACTGCAGCGACAGCAAGTACAGCAGGTAAAGCAGCACCGATGGTAGCCATAGGGCCAGCGTTAAGAGCTGTAGCAGAAAGGGTGTTCATATAACCACCAAAACCGCCACCCATGAACCCTTGGACACCTGCCATAAAGCCACTACCAAGGGCAGAAGCACCAGCAGCTAAAGTACCACCGATTCCACCACCAGCAATTAAGTTACCTGTGGTAGCACCAGCGGCAGCACTAGCACCTACACCTGCCATAGTTCCAGCAGTAATAGGAATTATAATACGGTTTGCTAATGCTTGTGCAGCCATGTCTGCTAGTAGTCTGATGAACATGTCCTTGATAGAGCCTACGAAGGACTTAAAGTCTCTCATACCGTTGACTAACCAATCTGAGAACGCTTGTTCTACATCACCAATGATTGGTATTGTATCACCTAAACCTTCATTAAGATCGTCTACAGCTTTGTTGTAAGCCTCCTGACTAATCTGGTTCTTATCCAGCATTTTATCTAGTTCTTTTAGTTCTCTGTTATAAGCCCTAAAAGGGTCAGCCGCATCTTCTAATTCTCTAATTTTGTCGGCTAGTTCTTCAGCAGACTTTGCCGCATCATCCATAGCTTTCTTGCCATTTCTTGCAGCTTCTTCTAGCTTTTTACCTTCAGCCAATGCTTTAGCGGTTGCATCTAATGTTGCTAGACCTTCATTATACTCTTTCGTGGCTTGAATAACCTCGTCAAAACTTTCAGCAGCTAATAAAGCATCTTCATAAGTCTTTTCTAGATCAAAAGTGGCACCAGCGATTGCTGCAGCATTTGCAGCATCTGCATCATTCTTAAGGGCTTGTACCCTTGCTTGAGCCTTAATCAAACCTTTATCAAGGTTATCACCCATGTTAGCAAGCGCACTCATAGCTCTTTCAGCTTCTCTAGTAGCTTTAGCTAGTTCTTGAGCCTCTTCTTTGGCATCTCTAGTGCCGTTAGCTACACGAGCAGCTTCAATAGCCAACTCTCTGGCCTCATTTGCAGCATCTTGTAATGCAGCAGCTTCCTCTTCTGTTTCAGCTTTAGCCATAATAGCTTGATAAGCTCTATCACCAGCAAGTTTTACGGATAGCTTATCTGCTTGTGCGTTCTTATCTTTTGCTCTTAATAAGTCAACTTCAGCTTGAAGTACTTTGAACTCAGCTTGAACCAAGGCATCTGTAGCATCCTTCTTTATTCTTGTGATTTCAAGGTTGTCTTCAGCTTCTTTTCTTTGAGCTTGATAAGCTCTCAATATTTGAACTAGCTGTTGATACTCTGTGCCTGTGAGCTTTATGTTATTAGCTCTAGCAAGGTTTATAAGCTCTAGCTCTTCTCTAGCCCTACGTGTAGCTTCATTAACCCCAAGCTCACCATCCATTTGAGCTTCGGTAAGTTTATTATACTTAGTTTTAAAACCTTCAATAGCATCGTTGCGTCTTTCAAGTGCCGCTGTTTCTCTATCACTATTAGCTAAAGAATCGGAGATTAATTTGGCAGTTTCAGTTGCCTGTTCTCTTTTCTCTTTAGCTTGTGCTTTAGCAGCCTCTGTAAGCTCTTTTTCAAATTGTGTTAGTAAGCCTGTATCTTCTAATAGCTTTTTGAACTCTGGTGCAATATCGCCAGCAACAACAGAACTCATCCCCTGAAGGGTAGTATAAGCATCTACAAATGCCTTAGCCATCTCTTCTGGTGGGCCTGTAAATGCTACACCGATACTTGCCTTAAATTCGTTTAAAGCGTCTTGTTGTTTCTTAAGTTCAACCAAATCTACCTGAAAGCGGTCATCGTCCTCGAGTCTGCCTGATTCTTGTAACCTTATCAGTTGTGCATTTTCAGCTAGTTTATCATTTACCTCACCAAGAACTACATTAAGTTCAGAACCCCCCTCTCTTAATTTAGCTAAGAAAGTTTGTTGGTCTAACTTTTGAAATACCTCTTGAATACCAACAAGCTGCTGTCGGGCAACTTCTAGTGATCCTGTAAAAGTTACCTCTAGTAAATCCCCTATACTAGCTGATCTAGCTACAATGCTATCGAATACATCTTTTACTGATTTTCCTAGATCATCCGCTGAATCCCTAGCTCTCATAAATGCACCAGCTAAAGCTGTAGCAATAGGTATTACAATACCAAGAGTAGAGAACGCAGCAATCGCTGCAGTACTTCTAGCAAGCATAGCAAAAGTACCAACAAGCTGTGTAGCCTGTTGACCAAATGCAACCATAACATTCGTGCCAGATTGTACCTGAACAGCAAAGTCACCAATCTGATAACCCGATTGTTGGAACAAGACACCAAGTTGGTTTGTACCCCTTTTAGTTTGTTGTAGAGCATTGGAATTGCGATTAAGTGCTGTTGTGACCTGATCTGTGGCTGATATAGCACTCTTTTGTGCCGCTACGAATTTGTTAATGTTGATCGTAGCTAAACCTGCATTGCCAGCATAGTCTTTATACTTGTTCTTTGCGCTTTGCAGAACTTGATTAAATCTCTTTTGAGACATAGTTCCGCTTTCTACAGCTTTAGTAGCCTTAATTAGCTCTCTTTCAAGGCGAGTAACCGTAGTAAGAGCTTGCTTTACGCCATCATATCTGGCAGCAATATTAAGTTCAATAAGGTCGTCAGCCATTCTCTTCGCCTATAGTTTTGATCCACAAGTTATCAAGGGACTTTATAGTTTCTATTTCCCACGGTGAAAGTGTGATACTCGTAAGGTCACACCAAGCCTTAATTATGTCGTAGGATATAGGATTTGGCCCTGACATCCCATAAGTTCTACCTTCGTGCAGTTCTAGGAATGACGACCAGATATGTGCAGCAATGTCAGGGAAGAGTGCATCAGAGTTAAACTGTTCTACCTCTTCAAGCCTCTTCCCCATTTGTTTTGCTGCTTGGGCTAGGTGGTCAGCTTCGGTTGACTTACCCTTAACTTTCCGACCCATCCTAAAAGAGTGTTCAGCAAACTCTTCTAGTTCTGCCCTTACTTGTCCAAAAAAGCCTGTGCATCACCTAAAGCAGCATCTACTTGTTCACGTACCCAAGGTAGTTGTTCAAATAGTTCACGCACTTTAGCTTCTTTGCATTCAGGCTGCTCACCACCTACTGTGATGTTCCAAGACTCTACACACTTAACCAGAAGGTCTAATGCTGATGCTTCAATCTCTTCTGCAGTAAGGTTTAGCTTACCACCAGTACGTTGAGCTTTCATCAATCGACGGTTCTGTTGTGCGTGAGAAATGGCCTTATATTTCTTTGAGTATGGGCCACAAATTGTAATTGTCATCTCTGAGCCATCTTCGTTAGTCAATAGTTCAGAGTTTACTGGGTTATACAAAGTAACGTCTGTAGTTTCTTTGGTAGTACCAATGTTCATCAAGTCCATAATCGGGTCTCCTTTTTGATGATTCGGGTTTGTCGGGATGGTTATTGAAGGGGGAACACCAGACCCGACACCGATGCTCCCCCACCTCTAGCTAGAGGATTACGATGTACGTGTCAGTTTGATGTTTGTGGCTTCTGTTGCGTCATATAGACCAACGAAAGGCATTGTGATCAAGCGTGACTGTGGGTTCTGTACTGGAACAGATGCACCGTTGTACTTAACTCGTGGGAACAAGAATGTGTAGCTGTTAGCACCTGTAGGATCATCCACAGATACTTCGATTGTGCTTTCAGTCTCGTTCAAGAATTTGTTGATCAATGTTGCGTCTTCATAGTAGACAGTCATTGTACCTTCAACAACCGCACGACCATACTCTAGTGACTGAGCAGCATCAGAACCAACAACGAATGTAGGTGCTAATGAGTTCTGGATTGAGAAGTCAATCGAAGTCACGATAGAAATAGATGATCCACCATCAGAAATAGTACCTGAGTAGCTATCGAATGGTTGGTTAGATGAAGCAGCAGTTGGTGTACCACCTGTAGAAGCTGTTGTTGCAGCTTGTGTCATGTCTTTACCGACCATATCAAAGGTTGTTGAAACCATTTGGTTAGGTGCGATGGAAACTGACATACCAGATACAGCCATACCAGTAAATGTACGGAACTGTGAGATGTCTTCAGCAGCATCTTCGATTGTAAAGTACTTTGGTGTTGTACCAACTTTAACAACGTCTGTTGAGAAAGAGCTAAAGAAAGCACTTTCGATAAACTCGTCAAAGTCTGCTTTACGAAGGTCTACTTCTACTGAACCGCCAGCTTGTTTGTTACCATGACGGTCAACACGAGTCATACGGTCTGATTGAATTTCGTTACCTTCAACACGGTCTTTTGATAGGTCAATAGAGTGTGTATTGAATGGCAACTTAGCGAATGTTGGTGAAGCTGGTGTTGTCCCGAATGCTGTCTCAGCAATATAAGCGAGACTGGAACGGCTACCCTGTGCAAAAGCCATAGTTATTCTCCTTCAGAGATTTCTTGAATAGTTGTTGATTTAGCCTTTGGAGATTCTACCAAATGTTCAGGCAGTCCTTTGGCAATTTTAGCAGGGATTTTATCTCCCTCTTTGTATGATTTACCTTGACAGGCAAAGTTTTGTTTTGCTGTATACATAAGCAATTCCTTTATTGAGCGAAGATATACCAACCGATATTCACTGTTGCGTAATACCACGGTGTATCTACAAACCCACTATCTCGTTCTGCATAGTCTACAGAAACTATGATTTCATCTCCACCTGCTGGTGTAAAAGAGATGTCTGTTGTAGCATCAAAGGCATCCATTACCTTGTTAGCTAGGTCATCAGCAGCAGCAGGGCCGTTACCTTCTGGTGTATAACAGAATACACGGAAAACACCATCGTACCGTTGCTGTGGATTTGAGCCTCGTACAGCAGGTCTTCGGGAGACTGGCACAAAGGCTACCTTAAGAAAGCTAGACCCTGTTGTAGGGTCAAAAGAGACATTCTCATAGGCAATATCGGGT